CCACTTACTTTTACTGCATCTGGAAATAAGACATTATCAGCATCAGCATCGGTTCTAAAAAGAATATCATTATCGTTATCTTTTACAACAAAGTCAACATTGTTAGATCCACCATTAACGGTTACTTCATGAGGTGCAGAACCTTTTTTATGTATGTCAAATAAAAGAAGATTACCAGCTTCAAATCTTATTTCATCATCTAAAAAATTTATTTGTGTATCAGCATCATCTGCGTGTGTAATATACTGACCAACAGTTACGTTATCAAACGACGGTGTTGATGTTGTTGCAATATCTACTGTTACTGCTTGTGATCCATCAAAGGATACGTCCGTAAAATCTATATTGTTTCCAGATGTTAAGGTAATTGGGTTTCCTAAACTAGTTGCTGCTCCACCTGAACCTCCACCCGAACCTCCGGTACTCTGAATTACCCTTATAGATTGCGCACCATCTGCGTCTATGTCTGTTATTGGTAGAACATCAATATCAGTTTCGTTTGTAACAACTAATTGTTTTGGTGTTATAAATTTTTCTGTGTTTACAGGGTTAAACTGTTCAGGAAGCAGGTAACCTCTAAGTGTAACTGAAAAGTTTGTTTTTATGTTTCGTCTGTTTGATTCGTATTCACTGTTATCTTCAAAACTATCAATCGTTGCTCTAAATCTAAATTTTCCTGGCTCTCCCCAGTAAGAACCCTCTGCCCAGTTTATTCTCTCGACTATACTGTTCATTTGATCTGTAAAACTTGTCCATATTATAAAATCATAATTTAATATGACGTAGTCAGGAACAGATACTGCATACATTTCTCGTTTTGGAGTTATACCCTTTGTAGCTGTTAATTTATCGTATCTATTTTCCCTTGTATAGTTTGCCTGATAAGTTTGAAATATTTTAGGTTGTTGTGGATCAAGCTTATCAACTGGGATAGTTTCGTCTTTTTGTATTGACGTACGTCTAAACGCAATAGCTGGAACTATAATTTTTCGTTTTGTATCCCTTAAAAATCCCTGTCGTTGTAAGGCAACAAATCTTTCAGGGTTTGCATATATTAGTGGAACCTTTACACGTTCTCCACCTTCCATAACATCGGGTTTTATTACATTTTCAAAGTAATAATGTAGCGCGCTGTCTATATCTAACAGGTTTACGTGTTTGCTTTTTACACTATCATTTTCCCTAGATAGTTCTCTACCTCTATTTACCTTTTCAGGTATTGTTTGATTATCTGGATTTATTTTAGGCATTAACTAGACCTCACCCTTTCTATGTTTAGTCTAGAAACTTCAGATAAATATGCAGTGCAAACAACTGAATGATTATTTTCTTGCATTCCAGCAACCAACTGATTTTCGTTTATGGATGATATTTCAAAATTTGCGTAGTTCCACTCTATTAGATCTCCAATATCTGGTACATAACCTGCCTCTATCAATGACTGTCTTAAGAAAGAAAATGATACATCTTGATTTGCATCTGGACCAAATTCGTTTGTTTCGAAATCAAAATCTTGAGCCTCTATGATACAGTTTAATCTAACACCTTTTTGGTATGTTCTACCACTAGAAGATTCCCCATATAAGTTCATATTGGTTTCGTACACAGAAACCTTATACGCTGTAACTATTTGATTTATTATTCCGTCTTTAGAAGCCTTAGCATTACCCACTAATTCTTTATTAATGGTATCGAAAAATTCTAAGTCTCTAGATCTTACAAATCTTCCAGCCATTTTTCTATCCTACGTAAATTAATAATGGCACTTTAGTAAGTTTCTCCTGCAACCTAGTACTTTCTTCACTGTCTGCTTCCATCATCATTTTTCTACTAGTTTGTTCTAGAGTCTCTCTTAATTCAGTTATAAGTCCTTCTTTTTCAGTAGCAGCCTCAGATCTTAATGTATCTCCATCCATGGATACTTCTGAGTTTGGTATTGGAATACTACCAAATTTGCTTCTAATATTCCCTAAAAGTTCCTTACACAATGCCAAACCATACTTTCTAATCCACTGTTTTCCTACATCGTTTATGTATTGATATTCCATATTGCTATATGGAGCATTTGAATAGTCTGAAATTACATCAACCGATCCACTGACCCCATTTACTATAAGCGCATTGTCTCTATCTGCTGTCAAGATATAATCGAAGTGTAGCTTAGTATTATCTTTTGGTATTGGAAATATTCTAATTTTGTTGTTGATTAGTGTAAACGAATAAGCAGATTTTCTAATCTGATCGTTAAATTCTATTGCTTGCATTCTTAACAAATCTTCAAACACTGGCATCAATACAAAAGATACTGCTGGAGAATAATCACCAAAACCAAAGCCTTCTACAAAATTAGCTGTACCATATCCTGTTGTTGAATATGGATCGAAGTATTTTGTAACTGCTGCTGGAGGATCGTGATATACTTTCTTTATTTCTATGGCATTTCCAGATTCTGAAACATTTGCCCAAAGAGCATTCAAATCATAATCTTGACTTCCACTTGAAACGTTAATACTTCCCTTTTTCCAGTCTACAAATCCACCTGCACCTGCTTCAGTACCGTACTGTTGACTTAAAAATACGGTTCTACCTAAAGTTGGTGTTACCTTTTTTCCAGTTAAATTAGATCCAGTAGACTGTCCTTGTAAATGTAATAGGTTGTCTCGTATATTAAATTGATTAACTTGGGAACTATATTCAGTTACTGCTTCTTCAAAACATGCATAAAAAGAACCCGATTGTAGCTCTACATCTACTATAGGATAACCTAATCTTTTAGCAGCCCAATCTGCAAATTGATCAGCTGATGATGTAAATTCCGTATCAGTATCATAAAATCCATACGGTGTATCACCAGTCGAGAATGAACTACTACCTTGCCAAATAGCTACGGCCATGATAATATCTCCAATTGAAAACGTTTTCAGGTATAAATATCGTGTTACTGCATTAATAAGGGCAATAAAAAAGGGCTCCAACAGGAGCCCTTTTTATATTTGGTCTATAAATCTAAAAAAATAGATTAAACAAGACCTGAGTCAGCAACGTTGACCAAACCATAGAACTCGCTTCTTACCATCTTCTTGGCATAACGAGTCATTACACCTCTACGTGGTGTAAAGTTGGTCGGATCGTAGACAACTGGTGTCAAGATCAACGGCACATATGGCGCATATACTGCACCAGTTTCTAAGAACTGTGAGCCGCGGAATCCACAAAGAATCTGATCATCTTGTAGATATGGGTTCTTGTACACGTTGAAACGATTGTTCAACAAACCGATTTTTTGCACGCCCATAGCGTATGACTTAGTAACGTCACCATCACTATCTGTAGCAAAACCAGGAATAGACTCAAGGATAGTAGCAACTTCAGGTGAAATCACGATGAAGTTAGCACCACCACGTAGTGTCTTTTTATGGATTGCATTAGATACTGACTGTATCTTGTTACCTAATGTCATGAACCACTCGCCTTTTGTATAAGCGTTAGAGTTAGCAGAAGTTTCAGAGAATATAGAATTCGCTGAATCGTACTCATATCCAACTTTAGCGGACCAGTTTTCAGTCTTAGCAGAAGCATTAGACTTTAACATGTCAATGATCTCAAGATCAATTTCCATGGTTACGTACTCAGACAGCAATGCTGTCAATTCAGCCTCAGCGTCTACAGCGTGGTAAGCGTTAAGGTCTTGTGCTAGTTCTGGTGTCCAGATAGCTTTTAACTTACGAGTTTTCGCTGTAATAGCGATAGATCTCATTTGTATATCAACTTCTGGTATACCAACGTTAGCTTCTTCAGGATTAGATCCTTCAGAGTTTGATGATACTTCAAAATCACCACGAGTCGTATCTGTTGGAGCTTTATGATAAGCTACATGGATAGATTCGTCAGATCCAGAAAGATTCGCCTGTGCTGGATCAACAATAAAGTTGATAAAGCCAGTAGATGAATCATAGCTTGTAAAAGCAGGATAGAATGCAGTTAGGCTGTTAATGCCAGAACCTGTAATTGCAAATGCTTTTACACCATCTAGATCAGGTGCGGTTAACTGTGATGATGATACAATAAGCTTGACTAAGCTACCTGCTGCAGCACTTGCAGAAAGGTTAGCGTCAAATCTTACGTCTGCTACTGAAACAGAAGCAGTTGTATACATTACATCAGCAGTTGCGTCATTGATTGAGTAACCCCATTTTCCTGCGCCATAAAGGCCACCTGCAGGATCGCCAGAAGCGGAGGTGTTACCGTGTAAGTCAGCACCTTTAGTATGTAAAGCGCCAGCTTGTTGTGTTGAACCATACTTGAAGTCTAGATAGAAAATAAGACCACTTGGTAGGTTCATGGGCTGTACAGAAACAAATTCCTGTGCAGAGAGTTCAGCAAAAATTCTACGAACAAGAGGTAGAGCAACACCGCTCCACTGTTCTTGGTTAGCAGAAGTTCCCACGTTTGAAGCTTCGTCGATTAACTGCTTAGCTTGGTTTTCCAAGAGCACAGCCATACCAGTTACTTCAGATTCATTTTTAAGTCCTTCTAGGAGACCAGTTGGTTCCCACTTATTGACCAATTTACGTGAGGAAGCTAAAAGCTCATTATGAGGATTGTATCCGCCCATTACGTCTTTTATTTCATTACTGAAAGACATGTCGTTTCTCCATTAAATAATGTTAGCTAGTTTCTTCATACGAGATTGAAAATCCGTACTTTCACCGATTATTGATACTTTCTTGGACTTTGTAGAAGCTACAGGCTTAGAAGATTTGCTTACACGCTTAGCAGATTCGTTAACAGACTTACGATTCATTGACTCAGCAAATGTAGTATAAACAAGTTTAACTTCGCGAACATTAGCTGCTCTGTCAAACTGCTCAATAACTTTCATCTTTTGAGCTTCAGATACGTTTCTGCTTCTGAATAGCTTGTT